CTTTGTCAACGTAGTAGATAGCCTCCTGAGCGTAATCCATCTTAATGTGATTAGACTTAAATATCTTAGCGAATCCGTTTTTCTTGGGGGTTACGCATAGAACATTGCCATTCTCTGCTATCTCTTTTAAAACGTCTACATTTTGATTTGACACATACTTGACAAGATCAAACCAGCCATCTTTGCTTTTTGCATACAAAACGAAACCGTCAAACTCGCATCCGATAATAGGCTTTACGTCTCGCTTTTTACACTCTTGATGAAATTCTACAGCACCAGATATAGTGCCAAAATCAGCTATGCCGCAAGCGGTATAGCCGTATTCCGCGCATCTTTTTGCAAGTTTGTCTGTTTTACAAAAACCTTGCTGTAGACTAAAGTGGGTTTTGCAGTTTATAGGAATCCAATTCATCTTTCATACTCTGTTGATAAATACTTTCTCAAATTTTTAAGATATTCTTTTGAAGGCTCAAGATTGTCATGTCTAGCGTTTACCACGTTTATCATTCTTTTAGCTAGACCTTCGGGATTTAGTACTTCATTGTTGTAATTAGCTAGACCTTCTAGAAGCGGTCTACAATCTGCCGTTTGAAAAAAGTTTAAAGCTTTACATAAAGTATTATCAAGATTATCCCAAGCGCCTTTAAAAAATGAAGATTCTTCATAATACCAAAATCTTGGAAGTCTGTCTACAACAGGTATAGCTCCCATCATGCTAGATTCAAAAAATCTAAATGTCTCCATACTATAGGCTCCTCTTGGACATAGAGACAACTTTGAATCAGCTAAAAGTTCCATATATTCTTTTGCAGGCAGCCCTTGATTAAATCCATCTGTAAATTCAATTTTATATTTAAATTTATCACCGGTTTCTTCTACAAGTTTATCAAGTCCTCTTTTAAAACAGTCTCTTGTTCCCGTATGAGGAATTTGTCCAACAAAAGAAAAATCATACTTTCTTTGTGAAAGCGGTTTTATTTCAATGTCTTTATACCAATCATTAAATGGTCCTAATGGAGCAGGAAATGTCAAGGGTGTATCTAGGCAGTGATCCCACCTATCTAGTACATGGTAATGCTGAAATATCAGAAAAACATCGTCTCTAAAAAATCCTTCAGGTACTAGATGGTTTTCTCTAGAGGTTGATATGAGGATGTTTAGTTTGTTGTCATCAAAGTCTGGAACGTTTTGCGAATCATACTTAACAACAACTCTGTATTTATCATCTAGCATTTCACTAAACTTAGTAGCGACATCTAGTGTGAACTTATTTCCTAAGTGAAATTCATTATTTAAATCAATTAATTCTGCCATTATCCCGGAGCCTCGTAGTATCCTATGTTAAAACCTTTGTTAGTACATTCTTTAAGCGTTTTTTCATGACCTATGGTATGAAGTTTTTTTTCTACATACTCACACATCGTAGTGTTTGTTCCCGGCCAATTGTTTTTATAAAAGTGACAAAGTTTTTGGCATCTGAAGTCTCTACGACTATTACTAATCGGTCTAGGCTTGATGTTATCTTTAATCTCTTCATATCTTTTTCTAAGCATTCCCAAAAATCTATCTTGATCTGACTTGTCAAAACACATACTAAACGGTCCACCGTCTCTAGTAAAGAAGATAGACATAATAGCCTGTTCGTAGTCTGGATAAAGTTTTGATATGGCATAATTATACAATAGCAACTGCGCATCGTCAAGAAGTTTCTCATATGTTTTTACTTCACCCGTAGCCCAATTCTTTCTTTGTCCCGTCTTCCAATCCACTACCTCAATTATATCGTCATCTATCTTGGTAACTAAATCAATAGTTCCCTTGATAGCTAAGTTGCCACTGATGGTAGTTCCATCTGGCATTTCATATTCATACTTAGCCCAATCTTCTTCGATAGCAATATCAAAAGTAGGCTCTGTGTCAACTATATCTCTTTTTCTTGGGTCGAATTGACCATCATTAAAAGTTAAAGCTGTCTCTATTTGTTTCTCGCAAAACTTAAAATCCGCAGGGTAGTATTTATGACTATCTGTAGATCCATAGTATTCGTAACTACGGCTTAGTAAATCGGCAACAAGTTTTTTAGTTTTTAGTTTTCTTGGCGTGAAACTAACTTCTCCGATAGCGTCATCCATAATTGACAACTCTTTCTTGTCTGGATTGTCTTGTAGCTCTTTTTTACAAGATGCTAAACATTCCATGACTTTGTGACAAGCGGTTCCTAGCTGGGCTTTCTTTCCCGATTCTGACCTATATCCTAAAACATAAGTCATAAAATACTGCATTTGGCAAAAATCGTAATTACCATAGCTAGAGGATCTAATGTATGTTACTATCATTCTGACTCTTTAAACTGATGGATGCCACCAACAAGAACAGGCTCTTCTTTTTTATCTGCATTAGCTTCTGACTCAGAAGTTACAGACGTTCCTAGCCATCCCCACTCCTCAATCGCTTTTATAATTTCTACATGAGTTTCTTGAATTGTCATGTTTTGATTGTCTATGACGGCATCAAACTGGTAGTCTTTATCAAATGCGTTTTCGCTTTTATGTGAGTCTTTGTAATTTGATCTTGTTAGTCTAACAACTTTACCTCCGGCATTTTGGATGGCTTCAGCCTCGTTTGGATATCTACAATCATCAATTACCGCCAGTAGAGATCCTTCTGACTCTACATCTTTAACAAGCCTAGAAACCCAAATCTCTTCATAGATCTTTCTACAGACTTCTGACCCAAAGAACTGAAGAAACTCTCTACCCGTCATCTTTCCTTTTTTATGATACATTAAATCACCATTATCAATAAGTTTTTTAACCGGTGCAAGTTTGGCGGTTTTAGCGCACGTTATGACTCCGGGCATAGACTCCCAAGTGATTGGTATCTTAGCGTTCTTCTGTATGTCAGAACCTCTTACATTCTCTTCTTTAATGTCAAAAAGTTCTGTTGCAATATTTTTTAGCGGGTCTGCAAAAGAATAACTTTTTACATAGGGCCACATATTATAAACGGCCCATTCCGAAAACTCTAAGTCTACTCTCTTAACATCTAGGAGAGCATGTCCTTGTTCTTTGTCGCCTTTAGAATCAATAAATTCTGTAGCTACAACAAGCTCGCCTTTGTCTGTTATACTAAAGCCCGATATTATATTATGAGATTTAAGCTGATAGCCATGTATAAAGTTGCTACATGTAGTTTTCCCAGACTGTTTGTTACCAGCAAAGGCTAAAATTCTGGTGGTCATATCAAATTATCCTTCTTCAATTGAGGGTTAAGTTCTTCATGAATTTGTTCGATAGACATTTCGCCAATGTCTTTTTTAGAGATTTGCGGTCTGTAGTAATTAAATCTTCTCCCGCACTTTTTTACAATTTGTTCAGCGGCTTTTTTTCCTGCTTCATCATAGTCTGTTAATATTACTAAATTTAAAGCTCCACTTTTTTCTAATACTAAAAGCTGGTCATCGCTTACACTAGCGCCAAAGATACCAACTGAGTTTTTAAATCCTGCTTCATACATTCTTAAAACATCGCCTTGACCTTCTAGGATAAAAAGAACCCCTTTATCTCCCATAAAGTTTTGCGCAATATTGAACCCATAAAGAACGTTTTTCTTAAATCCTTTACTATGTAACCATTTAGGTTGTAAGGCATCATTGACAGACCTCCCCACACATCCTACATAGTTATAGTCCTCATCGTAAATCGGGACAACAACTCTTCCCGACATTGGCTTATTTTTTGCAAAACATGTACCAATATCGAAAGTTTTTAAAGTCTCTTCGCTATAGCCTCTTCCGACATAATACTTTGCCGGTATATTGATAGTAGACTGTATTTGTTCTCTAGATATGTTGGGTATTTGTCTTTCTATCTTCCTATCAAATATTTCTAGCAACTTCACTTCTTTTTTAGCGTCTGTTTTAACTTCTATTTGACTTGGATCTAATTTTAAAAAGTCTAGACAAAAATCATATACCGTATTTAAAGGCAGATCTCTACCTTCTCTGTAAGACAATACGCCTCTAACAAATCCAAATATATTCTTTTGATAAACTTCGTGACATTGAGCCGTCCAGCAGTGCCAATTACCCGTGGCTACTTCGCCATCGGTAAAAACGCTACAACCTTCCGGGCTATCACCGCCATGAACCGGGCAGGGAAAAGAGTATCTATTTGGATACTCTATACCCTCAATATCAAAATATTCTAAAAGCGATGGAATATCTTCCGAAAGCTTATCACATATTGTCAATATCTGATTCTGAGTCAATCTCTTCATTTATTTCAAAACCTTCTTCTCTTGATCTCGCATTATTATGAAGCTCGTTTCTGGTCATACCTTCTTCAAGTCTTCCTATTTTACCAAACATTTTCATACTAACATAGTCACCGTCATCTAAACCTTCTCCATGTCTTGAAACAACTGGAACAAGTTTTCTGTTTCCATTTTCTACTTTGTCTTCTGCTACTTCTTCTTCTGATTTCATCTTAAAGATAGAGAAACTTGTACAAAGCCATATAAGCCTGTCTGAGCCTGACACAACATCTGTAGACTCTTTCGTTATACCATCTCTGTTTAGTTGCACAAAACTCAAGCAGGGTACATCATACTTAACCATAAAGTTATGTAGTTGAGTAATTTGAAATCCAAGCACTTGATACTCTTGCATGGAACTACTAATCCCTTCCGAACCCATCAGCTTTAGATAATCATAAACAATTAAACAGTCATTTGTAACTCCAGCTTCATCAAAGCCTACATGTTGATAAATCCATTTACGCATGATAGCTAAAATATTCTCAAAGGATTGACCAGCAATACTTATATAATGATAAGGTATT